GCAATTATAGCTTTCGGTGAAATTTTAGGAAATGAAATTGGTACTGCCTTCAGTACAAAAGTAGCTCCCTCTTCTTCAAAGTTTGGTATTTTTTGACATAAACTTGCTAAGTCTAGTTGCCCCTGTCTCAATAACTCAGGTATTTGATCTATTTTTAACTCACCTAAATCTATTCCGGAATATTTGGTTTGTAATTTCTTAATCTCATCTGCAACCTGTTTGCCTGCAAGTGCCGTAGTTACAAGATTTTCAGCAAACCCTGAAACGTCTTTTAATAGACCATCATTAAATGGGGATATGTCTTCTAAATTCAAACCTATATCAGGTACTAAAGCCTCTAAATCATTTTTAATAGTAGCCATTTTTGCAGTAATTTCAGCATACTCGGTAGACAACCCAAGAGCACTTGCCACACCCGCTCCAGTAGTAGGAACAGGAATATCTAACAACGATAAAACACCAAGAGGCCCTTCCTCTAAGACGTCTAAAGAATCTAGTAGTTTTTGCGCTTCTGGAGGTATTCCGCAAGACATTTTTTATCCCCTTAAATGACTGAAGGTGTGCCTGTTAGCGCACCGCCAGATGTAACACCTGTGTGTTTGTGTGTGCCGAGTATGATGCTACCTTGACTTACAACACTACCACTAACAGCACCGCCGGTAACAGTAACAGTACCACTAATAGCCGGAGCAGTAACACTAACTGTAGAAGTCATAGGACCAGCCACATTATACGCTCCAGTATGTGTTGTGATACCTGTAATGAATCTTGTCGGTGCAGTAGTATTCTGTGTTACTGCTGCAAGATTTTGTATTGCCCCCGCTTCAACCAACTGATTAATACCCGCAGCTATTGTTTGATTTGTTACCGCAGTTAAAGACATAGTTGTACCTGACGCTTTAAATGCACCAATAGCTGTAGCTGTAATATTACCAATACCTGTAGTAAGATTCATATTACCAAGAACAGAATTTAAACTAATGTCTGTTATGGCACTTAAACTAATTTTTCTACCCACTGTAGCTGAATAATTACCACCAACAGAAAGCACATTGGCTTTCATAACAGTTGTATTGGCCTGTCCGCCTACACGTAAACCACTATCACCTGTGATATTTGTGTTACTACCCGTACCAACTTCTAAACAATCGTTACCCTGAATCTTAGTATGTCTAGATCCGGCGGTTTCTTCATCTCCAATTGTTGTAAACTTATTACCCTTTATTTCTTCGTAATAATCACCACCTACTCTAAGTCTTAAATCTTTCTCAACAGTAAGATTACAATTACCTTGTACAAAAATATTTTGATTCTGTATTACGATCTTGTAGTCATCACCTACAATTTTTGTGACTTTAGTTCCGTCTGCCTGTACTTCATAAAAAGTACCCGAGTTATGATACTCATGTATTCTTCCGTTATTGGGAGTATCGTCTACTTCAAACACATGACCGGATTCTGTTTCTGTTACATTGTTATACGGATAAACAGAGGTTGTACTATCCTCAAATGTTGGAAGCTGACCTGGTTCCTGATATGACCCTGTTTCGTTTTTACCAAAACGAGGATGAGGCTCTTCCCAAAATTCTGTTTCGTATGAGGCGCCATTAACAGGACTAGTAACTGAATCCATTTCAGGTGCTTTAGCTATCGGTATTTTTGTGTCGTTTGCTAATCTACTTTCTCTTTTTTGTACTAAACTTGCATGATCTTCAGCAGCAGCTCCACGAGCCAATCTAGAAATATCGGGTTCATTTAATTCGTTATAGCCTGGTTCCTCACCGTTTCTAGGAAAAATATTGAAAGGATCATTAAAACCTATATTAGGATCTTCTTCTCGTTCCTCAGGTCTGCCATTTAAACTTCCCATTATAATAGGTTGTTGTTCATCTTTACCGTCGGCAAAGAATCCTATTACGGTACTACCTTCAACAAGAACATGATTGCTACCTACACCTGAAACACTTGCGCTTGTAACGGGCATCATAGGAGTTGCCCAAGGCAAATCTGCTGTGGGCAAAGTTTGTTTATTTGCAGTATGATACCCAAATATTCTTACACGGCATCTACCCATATTGTAGGGATCCATTCTATCCTCTACAATACCTATCCACCAATTAAATGTAGGTAAAATCTTCATTCATAACCTCATGTAGCACTAGGTGCTCCTAAGTCTAAGGACACCCCATTCTTAACAACTTCTGCGTGTATTGTATGTCTCATAGCTGTGATTCTGTGGTGTAACGCTGTCACTAAATATCTACCTGTTAAAACAGGATCCATGACCTCATCTATATCTACTTCACCATTAACCTTGACGGAATTGCCGGGATATAAAATATAAAGTAATACACCGACTTCAATATCAGTTCTTCCGGGTATTTTTATATCAAATTTAATTTGATCTAATGAATTTAAATAAGACCGTCTTTTCAAAAAAGGCAACCCAGTATTTTCATCATCTATACCGTATTTTTCACCGTCCTTTAGATACAAACATTTATTATATGAGAAAAATATTTCATTTGAAAAGGGGTTGGTTAAAGCTTCGGAAGGAAAAGGATACCCCTTATCTGTAGTCCAAAATCTACCAGTTTCAGGATTAAATAGATTCAAAGTTTTTTCAGACATTTTTTTACTTAAAAGATCATATCCTCGTATTGAACCACCGTAGTATCCTGAACTTTGTCCATCCATTGAGTTAAAAGTTTTCTTAGCTTGCATTGATTCTATTCTTGTATTTTCCGGGGGCATTCCAACAGAAGTATAATTTACACCGGTTTGTCTTCTCGGTATTTCAAGGCTATTCGGTTCAAATACATATTCATCAAAAACAATATTTGCCTCAACAGAACTTTTAATTATATTTTCTATACTAGCAACATAGAATGCTTTGTTGCCTTCAAAAAATAAAAAATCAGATGCAGATGTATTGGCTCCAATACATCTTCTACTAATAAATGCTAAATTTTTTATAGGAGACCAAAAATTTGAAGTATATGTTATATTACTAATATGCGGCGTGTCTGTCACAATGAGAGGTTTACTATCCGTGCCATCAATTCTTTTTGCCTTTATAAATTCAGGAATTATCTTGCTTATTATCTCATCCGTGGATCCTTTATACGTTTGAGAAAGTGTTGTGAGCTGATCCTGATAACCTTCAAGTGAAATAAAGTGTAATGAATATACCTGTTCTGAATCTCCTGTAGGTATTCTATCTTCAATTGAAAATACGTGAAAGGATCTTTCTATAATATTTTCTGGAGCATCTTCTAAACTAGGAGTTCTTAATTTAACTGTTAAAAACTCATGGCCGATAATTGGTGCATTATTGATTAGGTTAACTGAGTCTGCAAGTACAAGAGTTCCGTGCATTACAGGCGAAAAGATATCCTCATAGATATTAATTTCTACAAGAAAATTATTTAAGTCAATATTTTCACCGGCATGATTTGTTAAAAATAATTCTTCAACATATACTCTACCCGCATTTGATATATCTTCAGATAATCCAGCCATATTATGATCTTAATAGTTTTTTGTATTCGGACACAAACCTAGGTATGTATTCTTCTTTTAACAAACTAATTTGTCTTTTGCTTTCATTCTTTTCTCTTTCATATGTCAAGTTGGAAACACTGAAAATAGAGGAGTCAGAAGAATCAGGATCTACAATAATATTTTCATCATTTATGGTTTTAGCATAATGATGAATGTCTGTAGCATTACCAATACCATATTTATTTTCAACATACTCAAACAATCTACTGTCACTTTTTGGCCATTCTTCATGTACATTTATAATTTCATTTACAGCAAGAATTACCCAATGATATTTGGGTGTATTATAAACTCTTTGTGATAATATCTCAGGTGTTTCTCCGTCTTTAATATAATATTTTATCAATCCAGTTTCATTTATTTGAGGAATAGTAAGACCGACCATACGGAATATATCTTTTACAACAGTTATATTTCCGTTGAAATCATAAGTAATATTAGGCATGAGTTTAAAATACATTAGTACGATCCTTTAGTATCTTGGAACTTCTCATTAGTAAGAAGTTCTAATTCGAGGAATGTCATTTCCATATTTATTTCAGAAGGTGCACCATCTGTTCCCCTGAAACTATTGAAACTGTCCGGACTACCATAAGTTACTTTTAAATCTGTTAATGCACAGTTTGCTACTTTAAAAATATTTTCATTTACTTTTCCCTTATAATGATACTCAATATTAAACTCTGATGGATATTTTAAAAAGTATAATTCTTTTTCCGGGTGCATATGATATTTAAACAGTTGTATAATTTTTTGTACTTGGCGAAGTTCAGGATCACTTCTTGGAGCAAATTTATAAGTGAAACCAAACTTTCTAAATCCCATAGATTTAAATAATTGTTCTTTATATGGGTTAGCTACCTGTCTAGTTGAAGCCTCAATACCACCAATAATGTCACCGCCGCCTAATTGTTTTGGTATTTGCGCTGCACCGGAAATGAGTGCCCTCAAAGTAGCCTCACCTACTCCTCCACTTTTAGTAATAGTTGCACCCAATCTATCTAAAGAAAAATCATCAAATATTCCATTGTTGCCGGCGCCACCTGCAAAACCGCCAACTAATGTACCTAAACTAGTTTCATCCCAGGAAGCACTATAGTTTGCTTGAGGTGGTTGATTGACATGAAGTTGTACCATATCATTTAATTTTACATAAGGTACGGGTTCAAAAAATGTTCTCGCTGCAGCTATACCACCAACAGAAAGCACAGCCATTGCGCCTCCTTTAGCTATAGCTCCTAGTTTTCCATTAGCAGCAGCCACACCCTGGTTTACTGTATATACGGCTCCAGTAATTCCAATGCCGGCAGTAGCAACATTTTTTGCTGCATCCTCTGATATTCTACCTGACGTTCTTTCCTCGGTCTCTGCCTGACGTGCTCTCACATCTTTAGCACTTCTGCCACCCAGTAGTTCTTCAATTTCTCTACCTAAATTAGCTTTATCTTGTGCAGCACCGGCGGCGGTATTTGCCTTTGTATATATTGAAAAGACTATTGTGTGTGGTTGATATTTTTCGCCACCTGGATTGTATGAAAAAGTTCTGGGTCCGTTTCCAACATCATAGTTTATTTCAGGGTCTTCAGGCAAGGATATCTCATAAGGTTCAGGATCAAGTATTTCGGTTACTTTTTCTTTGGCCGCATCAAAAACTTCAGTAATTGCTGTCCACCAGGTATCACCACCGTCAGATGGAGCAGATGGAGTCGTTGATTGCTCTGTAGTTTTTACATCGACGGAACTATCAGTCACATCAGCCATTTTTTTAACCTCTATAAATAAATAGAATTTACTTTATTTATAAAGGATTACTGAGCAAAAAACTATAATATGAATATTAGTCGTCACATCATTAATAAAGACATTGATTATGATGGTTATAACTACAATCAATTGTGTAATCTCATAGATCGCTGGAAATACTTATTAGTATCTAAAAATGTCAAAAAGGGTAATACACTTGCTCTTTCTATATCCATCGTCAATCCAAACCAAATTGCGCTCACAATAGCAGCAGCTGAGTTAGGATTACAATTGTTTATCATAGACTGGCCAATAAGTATAAAAACAATGAGTAAAACAAAACTAGGATTATTTGGTCCTGTTGATTTTACGGTTGAATGTGAATCCTTAAGAAGTATTGAAATACATCATAAAATGATTACAGAATACTCACTGAATGTTATTGCGGAAAACGAAATTGATAGTATACACGATACATATACTCCAATCTGGGGAAGGGCAAGTTCTCCTTTTCTAATAGCATCTACAAGTGGTACAACCGGTGAAGCTAAACCCATAATTTTTACACAAAAAGAAATTTACGAAATGTCTAAAAGAAATATAGATATTTTTAAATTTTATAAAGATAGTAGAGTCGGTCATACTAAAAATATGCACCATGCGAGCAGTCTTATTACAGATTTAATACCTTCTCTCATGGCATCTGACTTTCACAGGTCTTGTTTGTATTCAGTATTGGACCCAAAAACATTTGAAAATAATGTTATACCGATTGTTAAAAAATACAAACTTGACCGATTATTAGTATATAATATGTTTAGTATGTTTAAGTTTTTAGAAGCACTGGGTGAAGATAACGATTATAAAATAGTAATAAACATGAGTGGGTTTAGTGCTCCAAAGAATTTCCCGGATATTTGTAGAAAATTTAATATTGAGATTGTATCTCACTATGGTTCAATTGATACAGGTATCCCACTGCTAGTAAACTATATTACAGAGCATAGTAAATATATTCCTAACAGTTTAGGTATATTACCTGATAAATTTTATAAGATGGAGAAACAAATGCTAATAACAAAAGATTTAATTAACAAAGATATTGATTATGACGGTTACAATTATGAGAAGCTGTGTAGTCTTATTGATCGTTGGAAATCTTTATTTAAGAAATATGGCGCAAAGAGAGGCGATAGTATGGCCGCATCTTTGCCGGATGCAAGTATCAATCAAGTAGCACTACATTTTGCTGCAGGTGAATTGGGATTACAAATGCTTATCATTGACTTCCCCGTTTCACCAGCAACAATACACAAAACAAAAATGGGTATGTTTGGACCTGTTGACTTTACTGTAGACAGTCCGGATATGAAACAAATAACTGTACATAGGAATATGGTTGAAAAATATTCTAAAAGAGTCATTGAGCTAGAAGAAATAGATTCTTGGTTTGAGGAGTATTCAGCCATTGAAGCCGAACCTGAGGATCCCTATTTAATTTGTTCAACAAGTGGCACTACAGGTGATGCTAGAAAAATTTTAATGTCACAGAGAGAAGTTTTCTTAACGGCAAAAAGAAATATTGGTATGTTTAGATTTAAGAAAGAACACCGCTGTGGGCATACTAAAAATATGCACCATGCAAGTAGTTTTTTAACAGACCTATTACCCTCTTTGATAGTATCTGATTTCCATAGGTCATGTATGTACACTGCTTTGGATCCTAATTCATTCGTAAACAGTGTAGTGCCTGCAATTGAAAAAGAAAAACTAGATAGAATATTAGTTTACAACACCTACAGTATGTATAGACTGTTAGATGCTCTAGGTAAACGTGGTCCGGACACACAAAAAATTATTGTCAATATAAGTGGCTTTACCGCACCTGAAACCTTTATACAGGTATGTGAAGATTATAACATAGAAATCTTATCCCACTATGGCTCTGTGGATATTGGATCACTTCTTGTAAATTATATAACAAAGGACAGTGTATACACTCCGGACAGTCTAGGAAATCTACCTGATGATTTTCATACATTTGAAGTAATAGACGGAGATATCTATGTAAGTAATGAGATACTTTGGAATAGTAATGAAAAAAGAAAGCTACAAGATAACTTAGTGTATGATGAAGAAAATAAAGTGTGGCTTCACAAAGGTCGTAAGGATAGAAATCCATTAGAAGATGAAGTAAGAAAAATGTATTCAGGAGACTTTACAATAGTACAGGATAAGGATAAAAGATATCTTGCTCTTTGGGACGACACCGAAATACCTGAACAGTTTAAAATTATGTTTGATCAAATTGAAAGGTTGGACAAAGAAGTGTTTATGCCCGAGACTAAGGTTAGTGTTGACCAACTTAGGGGACACTTTCAGTATCATAAAGAGAAAAACCAAGAGATATTTTCTGTTTCTTTAAAATTCAAAAGAATCAATGAACAAGGTGAACACCCATGGAATATCATTGACCAAGAACAATTATTCGGACTATTGCGAGGTGCGTATAACAAGTATGATATTGATCACATTCCTTTAATTGAAGAACACGATCCAATATTCGCAGCATTTACTATTGCGTCTTGTAACAAAGAATCCTTAAAAGATTTTTTTGATAACGAAGGGGCTGTTATTTACAGCATGGAAAAGATACTAGAAGAAAAATTGTTTTCTCCTAAAATTGTTTATAACGAAATTCATGCTGTATCGTAAGGATACATATCAGGGAAAATTTATTCCAAGAAATCCTGCAAAGTATATTGGCAATATAACAAACATCATATATCGTTCAGGATATGAATTGAAGTTTATGAATTGGTGCGATTTAAATTCAGATATACTAGAATGGGGGTCTGAAGAAGTTGTTATACCTTATCGTTCGCCTTTGGACAATAAAATACACAGATATTTTGTAGATTTTTTTGTAAAAATACAAACTAAGGAATCAGTTAGAATGTGTTTAATTGAAGTCAAACCCTTTAGATTTACACAAGAACCAAAAATACCAAAGAGAAGAACAAAAAGATTCATACAAGAAGTTAAACAATGGGGTGTAAATTTAGCTAAATGGGAAGCTGCTAAAAGTTTTTGTGAAAATCGTAACTGGGAGTTTATAATTATTACTGAAAAAGATTTAGGAATTTCCTTATAAATAGTGATATGGCTAATCCATTTGATAATATAAGAGCAAAAGCAGGAGACCAGGATAGATCTTTTAACTGGTATATGACTGCGGTTAAAAAACTGAGCGGGAACTTTGATTCTTTTTCTAGTGTATCTAAAACTGATTTAGGTGAACTGACAAATCAATTAGAACCCGGTGGAATGTATCTTTTCATTTACGATCCAAAATATGCTAGTACATTACCATACTATGATAGACTTCCTCTGTGTTTTCCATTTGATGACATATCAGGGGGTTTCGCAGGTCTCAATTTACACTATTTGCCTCCCCTGCTTAGAATGAAATTAATGGGTAGACTCTTAGATTATAGTGATAGAGAAATTAGTGATAAAAGTAAAATTGAAGTGAGTTGGAATATGTTAAAAGGATTCAGTAGTTTTCCTGAAGCCAAACCAACGGTAAAAAAATATTTGTATTCCCAGGTTAAAAGTAGATTTTTAAGAATAGATCCTACACACTGGAAGGCATCAATATTTTTACCACTACAATCATTTCAAAATTCAAATGCTACAGGCGTTTGGAAAGACAGCAGAGAGTTAATAGATGGCTAGCGCAGACAAAAATATAAACGATTTTCGTGCTCATATAAGAGGGTCATTCACTCCCCGTTCGGATAGGTTTGAAGTTCTCATAAATTTTCCGCAACCAGTACGTGATATAATACAGAGACCGGATTTTTCTAGAAATGGCCCTGATGGTATGTTTTCTTTACGGTGTGAAGAATGTCAAATACCGGGACTTGCTGCAACAACTTTACCTGTTAAATTTGGCACGTGGACGGAATACAGAGCTCAAAATGTTGAATTCCTATCACAAGAAGTTCCATTTACTTTTGTGATGGATAGTAGATGGTCTGTACGTGAAGCATTTGAAGCCTGGATTAACTTGTGTTCTAATATGGTAAATAAAGAAGTAGAATTCCAGGATAATGTAAAATCTGAGATGCACGTAAAAGCATTAGACTTACAGGATAAAGTAATAGGACATTGGAAGTTTTGGGATTGTACTCCGAAACTTATTAACTTAACTCCTATGTCTTGGAGTAACAATAATCTTGTAAGAGGTTCAGTTACAATGGTTGCCAAGTATTGGACAAATGAATTTGCAACTTATAATGGCACAAATACAGAAAGTGTTAAAGTGCAAGAAACTTAATTAATTGGAGAATATAATGGCTTTACCTAAAATAGATGTCCCAACATTCGATTTAGAATTGCCGGGAACAGATACAAAATATAAGTTTAGACCCTTTTTAGTTAAAGAGGATAAACTTTTAACTTTGGCATTATCATCAGGTGAAATTCCTGATATGTTAAACGCTTGTAGACAGATTATTGAAAATTGTTCTTTCAATAAAGTGGATACAAAAGAATTACCAATGTATTTGATACAATGGATATTTTTACAATTAAGAGCTAAATCAGTCGGTGAAACTTTTAGTTTTTCATTAAGGTGTGGCGGTTGTGAAGAAACAATGAATTATGAATGTAAAACATCTGATTTTGAAGTTGTAAATCTAGACTCAGATATTTCAAATAAAATCGAGTTAAGTGAAAGTGCTGGTATTGTTTTAAAACATCCGACGTGTATGGTAGAAGCAGAATTAGAAGAAATGGAAGACATTGAAGTTATTAGATGTTGTACTAATTATATCTATAACGGAGATGAAATCATACAAAGTGAGGATATTCCTTCTGAAGAATTTGTTGAATTTATTGAAAGTATGCCAATACACGTGAAAGATAAAATTGTAGAATATTTAGGAAACAAACCATATCTAGAGCATATGGTAAACTTTAAGTGTAAGGGGTGTGATACTGATAACCAAGTTAGCATCAATGGTTATGAGCATTTTTTCGTTTAACTCTTTCCCAGGATTCGATCGAGAACTATTATAAGACGAATTTTTTACTTTTACAGGAGCATCATTGGAGTTTAACAGAAATTGAGAATATGATGCCCTGGGAAAGAGAAGTATATATTAGTATGTTAATTACACACATTAAAAAGAAGAATGAAAAACAAAAACAGAGTAATTAGTATATGTCAAATTTAGAGGAAATAGCAGGAAGAATTAAAAACAAATCGGTTCAGAGGAATATTCAAAATAGTCCTGTGTATCGTATTGCATCTAACCTGCAAAACAGTTCCGAAACTCTTAGCACTTTAGAAATCTCTAAAGAATCCTTAAAGGAACTGCAAGATATCCTGAAAAAAATGGGTGACGCCCAAATTCAACAAATGAATAACGGTAAAGCTAATGATAAGCTGATTGACCGTATAATAACTGGTATTGAAAAGTTAAAGCTGGCAGGTGAAGTAGAGCTTGAAGTTATCCAAAAATTAGACCTTGAAGCTGAAGTAAAAAATGTAAAGAAAGGTAACTCAACATTAAGTTTATTAAAAGATAATTTAAGAAAATCAGCAGGTATTGATAAGGGCGCAACACCTCTACAGGGATTGGGACAATTCTTAAATCCATTGCGTCAGATGGGTATTATAAAACGTAAGGATTCTGATCCAGAAACCGAAGCAGCTGGACTGGCGATAAAAGATGCATTAAAACCACCTGTTTCAGATAATAGTAATAATGACACCGAGGTTGAACAAAGAGAAGAAACAAGACAAAAAGTTAAAGCTGATATTGAGTCTAGCGAAACTAATACGCCCGGTGAATCTGGTATTGAAGTAGATTCATACCAAGAAAAACAAGCTGATCATTTAAAAAGTATAGACGATACTTTAAAAGACATTAAAACTCTCATTGAACAAGGAATGGCAGGGGGCGGGGGTTTTGGCTTACCAGGCACGCCACCATTGAGGAGCAGAACACCTACTCCCGGTACACGAGGTACACGAGGTACGGCAGCTAGAAATCTGAAACCTGGCTACCGGTGGAATACTAAGTTAAATCGGTATCAAGCCCCGAACGGCCGAATTGCAAGCGCAACAGATGCACTTATTAATTCAGCAGATGATGCTTCACGTGGTAGTAGATTCTTAAAGGGTAGTGGTAGGATGTTAGGAAAAGTTGCAACACCTCTTATGGTAGGAATGGCAGCTGCGGACGCTTATGGTGGTTATCAGGAAGCCAATTCTTTAGAAGCATCAGGAGAAATAACAGGCGAACAAGCCACTGTTATGAGAAGTGAATCTGTTGGTGGTGGTGTTGGTACTGTTGGCGGTGTTCTTGCAGGTGCTGCATTGGGACAAATGCTGATTCCAATACCATTTGTTGGAGCAGCTATAGGTGGTTTGGTAGGTGGTTTTTTAGGAGACAAAGCAGGTTCTGCTGGGGGAAATGTAGTTGGTAATATGATAAATGCCTCAAGAGAAGCTGAAGATTCAGCTGAATTGTCTGACAGATTAGACAATTTAAATATTAATGCTTCGAATGTTAATCTAAATCAATATGCACCTGAATTCAGCGGAAACGCAAATAACATAGAAACATGGTCAGCTAATGTATTACCTACAGCCGATGCTGTAGAAAATATGGGATATGACTCTGTCCAAACATCACCTACAATTATTAATAATGTAACAAACAATAACACCTCAACAGGCGGTGGCGGTAATAGTTCACCTCTTGTCGGTGTTCCTTCTATCGGCACCAGGACCGATGATTCTTCTATAAGACGCTTTCAGGATAATGTTTTAGGAACTAATTTTGGGTTTTAAAAAAGGGGGCCTAAGCCCCCTTTTCGTCTGACTAGTTATTAGTCATCATTTGCAAGTTTAGCAAAGTAGGATAGTGTATCATCCTCGTCATCCTCTGAAACAGTAGTCTCAGCCTTTGACATCTGGGTTACCTTCTCCATGAAGTTATCATCAGCAGCATCTCCAGTCTGACTAGAAATACTTTCTGCTGTGCCTACCTTGGCACTGTTACCCAATACAAAATCCAACTTCTTCTTCAATTCTTCATACGACTTGAAGTTGCTGGGGTCTACAATTTTAGCAAGTGAATGCTGTTGTGTCCAAATAGCTTCAATAGCAGCATCATCATCTGATACGGCACTTGGAGCCGCAAACTCAGACTTGTCATAGTTTCTGTAACCTTCTACCTGACGAATCTTAAGTTTGAAGTTAGCACCATCCCAAAAGTCAAAGGGATTCATAGGTGCTTCGTCTTGGAACTCAGGCTGCATTGCATCCTTGATCTTGTCAAAGATCTTCTTACCAAACTTGTAAAGGAATACTTTACCGTTGTTAGAAGGGTTGCCTGAATCCTCAACAACAAGGATGTTAGCGTAATAAGAAAGACGACGCTTCTGTTTACGAGCAATTTCCTTGTTTGCTTCTACACCACTGTTCCAAAGCTCTGAGTTGAGTTCTGATACAGGGTCTGTCTGCTTGAGGGTTGTAAGTGAGTTTTCAATGTACCACTTACCTGCTGGACCTTGGAAGCCATGATTGAACATCTGTACCCAAGGCATATCTTCGCCTTGAGGTGCAGGAAGGAATCGAATAACAGCGTATCCGTTGCCTGCGTTATCTACTGTGGGTTTCCACTCGTTAGAATCATCATTACGTTGCTGAGGGGCGTCGAGTTTTTCGACTTCCTTCATCAATGAATCAAAGTTGCCACGAGCCTTGCGAAGGTCTGAAAGTGAATTAAAAGCCATGCTATTTCTCCGTATATGCGTTGTATTAGTTTGTATGCGATATATTAGTTGTATATGTTTCGAGGACTTCATCTAGATCTATATTCTCTAGATCCTCAATGCTATTTATACGTCTTAGTTCCTGATCGATTGCTCTTTCAGGGTGTTCTTTTCCAACCCTATGAATTCTTTTTTCTTCGGGTTTTCTTTTTACTGATTTAGACATTGTGCAAATTTACCTGCAAATCTCTGTTTAACATTATCTTTGTCTATGTGAACAAAGGGTTTGTACTTTTGTACTAATAGACAAAAATCACTTAGCACAAAATCATTTTTATAATCTTCAACAAACGGATATATTTTTTCCATAATAACAAGTGTTTCAAGTTTTATATCCCCACCCATGTACATTCTGAAGATTAGTGGGTGTGTGCCTTCCATTGCTGACTTAGCTCCTTCTTTTTCCATCCTGAATAGAATATTATCTAAGTCTGTATCTAAATTATACAATAATCTCTTACGTGTTGTCAAGTAGTCTTTATAATTATTTTTGCAATTTTCATCAAATATGCCGCCCCATTTGTTACCAGAAACAAAGTTAGCTACAAGCAACTCTATGATTTCTTTTTTTGAAAAGTCCCTGGCAAGTTTTCTTATAGCAGTCAAGTCTTTTCTTTGCAAAAAGGTTTCTCTTTTACCACGTACAACACCTTTATGTTTGGTAATATCATATGACTCTGTTGTAAAATGTAACTTGAGAGCCAAGTACAATTTATAAACGTCAAAAGGATCCATAGTTAAAATGGTAATTTACTACTCCCCTTATTTTTCAATAAATTCAAATCCTGTGCTTCTGTTTGTATCTTTTCTTTTAATGACGCGGTCAAAAGTTTATTAACACTTTCAATTTCTATTTCATTGCCCAAACAATAGTCAATGAGTATATCCATACAAGAGGTGTTTGTGTGTTTTGATTTTCTTTCAATAAATTGAGAAAATTCAATAGAGCTATTAAATTTTTTCGTTATCAAAAAAACGTCTGTTATTTTATCTTTGTCAGGCATTAACAATTCCAACATTTATTTTTACTCCATTATCTATAAAATACATGATTCTCAATTTTTGTAGTGTAGACAAGTTGTCTATTCCAAGATGGATCTACATCTGTGTTATGATACCATAAAGCCCCATAAGTAGGGTCATCATACTTATCATTTATAACACCTTCAGCTACGTCCATTGCAAGACCCCATGCCCACATATCTTTTGGGCTGTCACTTCTTCCGTCGCACCACCAACTAAACTGACACTGGTGTCTAAGAGGAACTATCTTGTTTTGTTCTGTAAGAAACCAAACAGAAATAGGTCCTTGTTTAATAACCTCACACAAAGTATTCGGATATCTTTCGTCATGTTTTCTATTGAGTGCAACATAGGCAACAGCTATTTGTCCTGTCATAGGCTCACCACGAGCCTCAAAGTAAATGTTCTGTGCTAAACATTCTACTTCATTATAACTTATTCCTGCGCTAATGTCAATATCAATAACAATTGGAATATTTTCTTTTACAGTTTTATCACTTATTGATAAAACTTTTACAGCTAGTAAAAACGCTGCTAGTAATGCTGTAGAAATAAGAAACTTATTCATACAATCTCCTAGTAATTGGTGCCGCCACCACGAATCGAACGCGGGACCTACTGATTACAAGTCAGTTGCTCTACCTGCTGAGCTATAGCGGCATTGGGCCCTTTGGATTATAAGGCGGTGCCCATACCTCACTTAGCTTATGCAGCTAAGGCGTAAACGTCATCGTTAGCGTTTATTTTAAGGTAGTTTTAACGTCTACTCTGACGACCCTCAATTTGCCTATTCTCTCGTCTGTCGAATC